CTTAAAAAATCTTTTTCTTCTTTAGCCTCGGTTATATATTCTCTAAACTTAGGTACTTGCATTTATTCGCCATCTTTTCCTTGACTTTCATCAGCCTTTTTACCAATATTATATTTAGCCGATAGCGTCCATTCTTTTTTTTCTTTGAATGGCAATACTTTAATTTGACTTAATGGTGCTTTGTTTTCAGCATCTTCAGGTTTTACAATATCAATTAAATTCCAGTCTTGTAATAGAATAGCAATAGTATTTCTTCTTTGAATATCATTCTCTACTAATGTAGCCTTTTTACCATCTAAAGCAAATAACTCTTTGAAATGTACAATAAAGTATTTACCTTGCTTGTGTAAAATATGGCAAGATTGGTATAATGTCTTGTCTTTTCTGGATGCGACACCTATTCGTGTCAATGTTTCTCTTACTTTTAGAAAGTCGTCTGGTTGTTTGATTGTTACCTCAAGCATACTTTCAGGCGACCACGAAATTTCTTCACTCATTTTCTTTTTCTCCCACCTTTTTCAAGTGTTAATTTAATGTCATCAATTTGTTTGTCGGTTAGTATGCTCAGAGCTTCTTTTGCTTTTTCATTACTGTAACCATAATACTCTTTTACATACTGTAGGTCCTTCAATTTGGCCTGTGATAACCACTTGCCACCAAATCGCTTTTTCTTACGGATACTATTTATGTAAAAATGGAATTGTAGTTTCTTGTCCAAGAAATGATAACCATTCATCTCATTGGCCTGAGCTATACAATCATAGTGCATAGACAAACACTTATTGATAATATAGGGAGGGTACTTCTTTTCCCATGTTAAATCATCACTATCTAACAATGGTTTCTTTTCAAAGTTAATTGAATTCAAATAATCTTTTAGTTCGTACATAATATAACCTTTTATGGTGCCCCTTGTCCGACTCGAACAGACCACCTACTGATTACAAATCAGTTGCTCTACCAGATGAGCTAAAGGGGCAAATTTGGAGCGGGTGACAGGATTCGCACCTGCGACCCTTTCGTTGGCAACGAAATGCTCTACTACTGAGCTACACCCGCTTATTGTCATTTAAATTTGCAACTTGCCATAATTTCTGTTAGACAAGCAACCATATTTATCTCCTGGTCGGCAACAAAGGCCGCCTTGTATTGATATCCAGCAATAATCAAAATTGCTTGTGGTACAGATTTTGGATCCATTGATTCATATAGAACATCATAAATGCCTCTAAACAAAACCTGTGGTTCTTTATCAATGTTCTGAACCACCCACTTTCTCATCTCATTAAATTGTTTTTCTTTGAGAGTTTTAACAAGTTCTTTATTGTTTGCTTCAGATAAACTAAACAAAATACCACTATCAATTTTACCTCTTACGGAGTATCTTTGTAGTTCATTAATAGTTCGTCTAAAGTCTGGATAATATTTTTGAATTAACTCAGCCAAAACCTTGTTATCAAATTCAATGTTCTCATCTTTCAAAATACCAGACAATCTTTCCATGAAAGCCTTGGCAGTTTTTACTTTCTGACCATTTACAATTCTAAAATCAATTACAGTACAACGACTATGAAGTGCTGGAATAATTTTGTTTTTGTAATTACAGGTAAAGATGAAACGACAATTGTTATAAAAGGTTTCGATAAAGTTACGCAAGGCAGGTTGAACAGAATCAGCGTTCATATAATCTGCCTCATCTATGATTACCACTTTATGATTAGATTCTTCGGTCAATGATACAGTAGAGGCAAAGTTTTTAATCTTATGCCTAAGTGTATCAATTTGACGGCCTTCATCTGAACCATTAATGATAATATAGTCGGCACCTAGTTCTTCACATAAGGCACGAGCAACGGTAGTTTTACCTGTACCGGCTGTACCTGATAGTAATAGATTAGGTATTTCTTTTTGAGATAGAAACTGTTTAAAGGTTTCTTTTATATCTTGCGATAAGATACAATCTTCAATTTTTCTTGGTCGGTATTTTTCAACCCACAAGTAGTCTGACATAATATAAACTCCACTTTATTCATTATTTATTTTCCATTGTAAATTCTTTTACAATTTCACAATCAACATCATAACCACCTTTGTTCATTGTCCAACAATCTTCTTCACGGTCATAATCGTGTTCATCAACAAATGTTTGTACCTTATCTGCTAATTCTTTTTCTTCTTCACTAGCATTATGATAAGTAGACCAATCAAAGTATAGGCCTTTTTCAAAGGTAGGTAAATCACCAAACTCATTAATTATATCTTCAACAGCAATTTCTCTATTAAGATAATGTGTAGTTTGGTGATACTCTCTAGTTTCAACTTTTATAAAGTCGTCTTTTTTATATTCAGTACCGTCTTCTAATTTGAATATATCAGACATATTAAAACTCACTATCAGGTTCTAATGCAATCCAATATTGTACTTTTTTGTTTCGATTTACAAAGTGACTAATCTTTTGTGACGAAATTGCCACATCATAATCATCTGAAATCATCTTAAAGTTTTCTACTTTAAAATAGGCCTTGAATGTTTTATCAGACTCACCAACATCAATTGAATATTCATTTGATGATTTATTCTTCTTATCAGTAGCAATCATTTGAATACTTTTGCCACTACCAATTACTGCAACATCTGGTAAATTTAGAGTTGTAGCCGCTTTCATAAGTTTACCAAAACTTTCTTTTTTGAAAGTAAAAGTAACAAACTTATCTGGCATTGTAATTGTTTTAGTAGGTGCAACAATAACTGATTTATCAGCAAAAAAGTATTTAATGTTTTGCTTTGTCTTTTCTTCGGCGATTGTTACATTTGACCCGCCATTAAATTTAAGGGTTGGACTATCGAACAAATCAATAGACCTCAAAAATTCAGGTAAATCGTAGATAGCGAATTCGCTACCAAACTCCTCGTTCACTTCAGCTTCTGCTAAAATGTTCTTCATTGTAGAAATTGTCTGTACTGTTTTTCCAGGTTTAACCAAAATGTTCTGGTTAATATCTGAAAAGTTTTTCAGAACAGCAACTGTATCACTTGAAAGATTCATAATATATTTCTCCTTGTATCTTCAATTTAAATTGGAGCGGATGGATGGTACTGCCCCACCTTCATTTGATTGGAAATCAAATATAATACTTTTATACGACATCCGCATTTTCTATAATATACTAAATGGCCGCCAAAGTCAAGCGTAGGACGGCCATTTAATTTCATTTTATTTTACAATAAAACAAGTTCGTTTTGTTTGTGAATTTTACCAATAACAGGAAGTGTAGCATAAATTACCACATCTGTATTAACTTTTGGTAATACTTGTTCACCATTTATTTCTCTAGTGAAAAAAGCACCCCCATAATTAATTAACTCTTGGTTCCAATTCAAGTTATGTTTTTCGATTCTATCTTCATATTGTTCTTCTAACTTTTGAATACTATTAGAAGTATCTAAAGTTGAAGTGTGCAATATAACTCTAATAGTCTTACCTGCAAAATTTGTATTATTTGCAATTGCAGCTACTCTGGACAAATTTTTAGTCCAAGATGAAGCGGCGCAAACAACATACAAATATTTGTTTAAGTGTTCAGAACCTTTTTTAGTTTGTACATAAACAGATTCTTTAGCAGACAACCCACTATTCGGATATTGGTCTTTAGCCTTCTTATAATGATTTTCTGTCATCCATTCGTGTACATTTTCTGGTGTCCATGAATTTACATATGGTCTTGTACCAGAATTATTTAAGATAGATTGAGCTATAATATTTTTAGTATTTTCTGTAAAGTGACCACCATCTGTAGCCTCTAATACCCAATTATAGATTTCATCTAAATTTTCTGATAAATCACCATCACTTACCAGTTCTTGTCCTGTTGCGATAACATCACCTGTAGTAGCAAGACCTGTTGGCGAATCAATTAAATTAAATTTAATATTTTGTGTCGCCAATGTTTTATTATCTGCAACTGTATATACTGCTACAATTGCATTTTTAAAATCACAAGTATTCTTTAATATTTTAGTTCTAGTTCTACCTGTAATAAACTTGATTGAACCATCAGGATATTTACAAATAGCAATAGGGTTGTATTTTAGTTTAAATCCATTATCTAAAATATTATTTTTGATTTTATCAAACTTCTCATTATCAGAAGCTCTACCTTTTTGTTTACCATATTTGTTTTTTAAAACAGCATATAGTGTATCAATATCGTAGATTTCAAAACCATGAAAAGTTAATCCTGTAGGCATTTTATCTCCATACAATTCTGGAAAAGCCTCCTTTACGATTAATCTCTCAAGCGTTTTTAAATTTGCTTTTGAAAATCTATCTGTGTTATTGATATTAACAATGATTGAATCATCATTGTCAGTTGTTGTTGTTTTTGTTGTGATGCCTAATGCGCCGTTTACCCGGCTAGACACTAATGTATTATCTAACATTATATTTCCTTTCACGCCACTTGGCGTATTGATTATTAATTAATATAAACCACAAACTCAGTTTGCAATGTTTATATCTGTATTATATAGTAAAAGGCCGAAAAAGGCAATGCTCCTTCGGCCTCTTAATTTTAGACTAATTAGTCTTGTTTTTTAATTGAAGATTTAACATCTTCAGCCCAATCAGTATAGAATTTTTGAACATTGTTAAAGTAACCTGTCCAAAAGTCTTTTACTTGAGCGTAAGTAGGAAAAGTGTTCCACATATTATTTTACCTCGATAGTTCTAGGTTGTTTGTGTTCTGGAACGATTCTTTCCAAACTCACTTTAAGCAGACCATCTTTCAGTTCTGCGCCTTTAACTTCAACATCATCAGCGATAGTGAAAGCCTTAGAGAAATATCTTTTAGCAATACCTTTATGCAAGATACCGTTATTATCCTCTACTTCTTTTTCTTGTTCGTCTTTGATTGATTTGATAGTTAATACACCATCTTCCAAAGATACATCAATATCCTTTTTAGAATAACCTGCTAATGCAAGTTCAACATCATAAGAGTTTTTACCTGTCTTTACGATATTGTATGGTGGGAAATTAGGGACTGCAAGTCCTCTAAAGTCGTCTTCAAACATTCTTTCGAAATGGTCAAAGACATTATCAAAACCGATTGTTACCGGTCTTAGTTGATTGAATATACTTAGTGCTTTGTTTGTCATACAAACCTCCTTTATTAAGCAAAGTTTATTGTTTATAAAATGAAAGCCCATAATGGCGCTTTCACATTTATTTATATAAGTACGATTTACAGAATTACAAGTGGTCGATTCTGTCGCACCTAAAAAAAAGGTAGTTTCGGTTTAAGGTCTTAAACTACCAAAGAGAGCCGCAGCTTTAGTTTGAGGATTTAACGAGGCGAAACTAAGCGCAAATGCTGAAACTCCTCAAAGTCTGGTAGTGGTAGGCCTCACCCACTTTTACCCTAGTCGGTTCTTACACCCACATTTCCCGAATGGTCACGCTAGCGACTTTTTACGGCTACGAAGGCCAATGGACCAGAATGTGGCCACTAACCGTTGGTGACCGTGTGCTTATTAAGTAGCAACCCTAAAAAGGTGGTGGTTTTAATTGTGAGGAGACCACCAACTCCTGCGACCCCGACATTATTATTAGAAATAGGGTGTCGGTCTTCCCTCTACGCAACTGGACTTACGAATAGCCAGCATAATATATATATCACAAATCAGCGTAGAGAAACTTAAAATCCTCTAATTTTTTCTAGCTTTTTCTGTTTTTTCAACCAGTTCTTTCGAGCTTCTTTAATCTTTTCTTGTCTTTTTTCAGACGGCTTTTTGTAATGCTGTCTATCTCTTAACTCTTTAATCAAACCTTCTTTTTGTACTTTTCTTTTAAGTACACGCATTGCCTGTTCTAGGTTTCCGTTTCTAACTTGTACAGTTATAGTCAAATCATCTCCTTTCCAGTGAATATCCTAAAAAGTGGTGGTGGGGACACTACTCCCCACCACCTAGGACTTACACTATGATTGATAGATTTAGATAACATCTTGGTCATCTGACTCACTATCATTGTCATCCATCTGTGAAGATACATCAGCTTGTCTTTGCTGTTCGCTTATCTGCTCAGCAGTAGCACCAGCATCAACTTTGCTGTATAACTCCATAAATGAATTCTTTGTATCATCATCAAATCTATTTGTACAAACTTCAATCGCTTTCATTTTTTGACCAAAGATTGAATAGGCTTGAATGATATGTACTAGCCTTCTTGTTGAAATAATCTCATCAACACCACCATCAAAGTAGGTCTTTCTGATTACTTCAGCCCAAGTTACCAACTTCTTACAAAAATCGACATCTTTTTTGCCAGATTTAGAAAGAGTATTTACTAAGATTTTTTCTTCAATCTTAGCAGACGGATAACTTTGTTCAAAGGTAATTGGAAATCTTTCCAAGAACGCCTCGTTAAGAACATTAGTACCGATAAACTTACCGTCATCACTACCTTGACCTTTTGTATTGGCAGTAGCAACAACATTGAAACCATCAGCAGGCTTTACAAACTTGTTAATCTTTTTA